ATGGCTAATTTACTTCCGACAATTGTGCCTGCTAAAATACTGAGTAACAGGACACATAAACTAAGAATTGCACTTTCTCATAACGGAGAAACACGTTACATTGTGACTGATATAATTGTCCAATCATTGTCCGAATTCAAATCAGGTCAAATTATCAAACGTCCTGATGCCCAGTACCTGAATACAAAATTACGAAAACTATTGGATAAATATCAAAAAGCATTAGATAAAGTTGAATCAAAGGAGTGCATGACATGCTCTCAACTTCTTGAGTCAATGAAAAGTGTAAATAAAGCAAAGTTTATCACTATCGAAGAACTTTACGTTGATTACAAAGAGACTCATAGCCTTGCACTTAGTTCCATAAAATTGTACGATAATGCGGTTAGGAATACAAAAGAATATATTGGAGAAAATGTACTTGTGTCTAATCTTGGTTTCCATGAAATTAAGAAATTAGAAAATAAACTATATGAAAAGGGGCTACGTTCAGATACTATCAGAATGCGTTTATCTTCTATTAGAGCTTTATTGAGGTACGCACTACAGTGCAAGTTTATAACACATGAAACTTACCCATTTGACGGATATAAAATGCCGGAGAAATCAGTACGTGATATTTGGCTATCTACTGATGAGATAAAGGCTATACGAGATGTAGAAGTCAGCAGGGAGAATCTGGTTAGAGCGAGAGATCTATTCATGTTATCATACTACCTTGGAGGAATTAATATTGCAGATCTTGCCAATTATAATTTTATTGCGAATCCCAATAAGATGGTATATCATCGCAAAAAGATTATGAGAGATAACAAAACAACAGGCACAATAGAATTTAATATTCCTATAGAAGCAAAAGGAATAATCAGTCATTATCTTGGTCCTGATGGCAAAATCCGGTTAAGCTCAAGACACTCAAAAAGTTCTCCAAAGAACCAATATACATGCATAAACAGAAGCCTGAAGATAATTCAAAAGCAATTAGGCATCACAAAGACTTTAATGTTTTACTCAGCAAGAAAATCTTTTGCACAACATGCTTTTGAGTTGGGTATCTCCACAATGGTGATCGATTATCTAATAGGACATTCTGTAACCCAAAGTAGCGGATCAATCTATCACTATGTAAAAGCGACACCTGAAATAGGAAATGAAGCGTTAAGAAAGGTACTCGATAATCTAAAATAATCACTATCTTTGTGGCGATCAAGAACTCGACCATAATTCGGGTTGTTGGTTTGACTTTTAAGTGAGAGGGTGGTTCCTCTCACTTTTTTTGTGTTCGGACTAAACTTTTTAAAAGCTCATTAGTAATAGCACATGAAGACCAAGCAAGAGATGTGGATGCGTGCTGATGAGCTTGGTAGTCCAGGAGGCGATATTTGATTGCCTCCTATACAAGAATAAGGGACGGTTATTCCACCGTCCCTTCTACAAATTCCTTCAGCCTGTACAGTCGCGTAATGGCCGGATTGTAAAACCCATCCGGGTAATGCTGTTTAATGTCGTTGATATTAGCTCTCACATAAATACTGGTGTCAGTAATATGTTCAGCTTCACTTAATACTACCTCTTTGGGTAATTGTGCGTTCTCAGCCCATTTAATGATAGCGTTCACGCTCTCCTCATCATAATTGTATGCCATAGTAATTCAGCCTCTTTTACCCAATTTATCAATTCATCAATGCTTGTATATTATTATCTTGTATAAAATTCTCGCATTGAGAACGTAGGGATTCTTTCAACGACAGTATTGTATTCCATTCTGGCAAACGCTTATTTACCAATATATATTCTAATATTAAGCAAAACTCTACGATCTCTGGAAAATCGTCTTCTGTATCCCACCATTCAATTACCAAGTTATCCAATGACTTTTCAATCATTTTATTAGGCCAAGAATGTTTTCGAGCTTTTTCAAACTGTTTACCATTAACTAAACGGCCGCACATTCCACCTTTACGAAGTTTAATTTCCCCATTGTCTTCCAATCCAGAGCAACCTATGTATATCAAATATTTAGTATGCCCTTTAACTGCATATACTATGTAAACTCCACTTTTATTTTTCGGAGCATTACAAACGTTACTTAGCGAATCTGTACTTTTAAATTCAAAACTACCATTATTGGGATATTTATTAAGTAGGTCAAACATAGGATTAAAATTTAAAGCTTCAACAAACATACAAATATATGAAATAAAGCAATATAGAAAGAACATTTATGTTATATAATACTTACTCCAGTTTTCGTTGGGCAAAATAAGTCAAAGTAAAAGACAGGCTATTTTATTTAGGCAAGGAGCAGAATTCCAGTTCTTTCTCTAATGATATAAATTCGCTATCCCACATTAGCTTACCCGTCAAGAAAGATTTATATTGTTCGTAAAGATGGTGTTTCAAAATAAATGTAGATACTGCTGCCGAATAAGCCATTTTCCTTGAACCTCTATGCATTACATCTTTGACTCTCTGCAAAAAATAAGCAATATCGAGATCTTTCCATGGTTCTATATCTTTCAATGTTTTACCAATTTCAGCTAACAAGCGAACTCTTGGACTATTTAGATATACTTGATTGTTTAAGTCAAGTATATTTATTGTGTTACTCCCTTTGACATTTTTATAGCATAAGAAACCATTTTGAAAATACAAATATTCCTTAGGATTATCAAATAATGGATTAACTATTTCAACAGTATTGGGGTCTATATTGCTTTTGTGTCTATTGCAATGATTCAAAGATGGTAATAAGTTCCCCCACTCAACGACTTTTTTAGAATATGGTACTTTAGGATAAAAATGATCGATCTGCATATCCTTCCCTTCTTCTTTCAGCCGCACTTCAGAATAAGCACATTTTCCATAAGCAATTTCAAATACAGCATCTTTAATGAACTTTTTCTGCCAAACAGGATCTGTCTTGTCATTTTCAAATTGTTCAATAAGCGCTGACTCCATTTGAGGTGTCAGCTCTCTAGGTTTATTAGATAGGATTAGTTTAATCATGTTCGTTGTCGCGAATACCTTCAATTTGCAAAGGAATTAATTCTCTATCAATGCTACTAGGATGCAATATATTACTTAATTCACTAAAAATATTTTTTGCTTGTCTTGCATCTCCTTTTTGCAAAGCATCTTGTAATTGATTTATCAACACCATATATTTATCTGAACGAACCTCATCGCCTAAATTCATAATTTCACGAAGTATCTCTTCAACCGTCCAACCTTGAAAAGAAGTCTCTGGATAATGTGAAATTTTTATTGTATCATTATCTTTAACTAAGGCATAGAGATTTATTTTCTCAATAGATTGAACCAATAAAGGGCTATGTGTAGTTACAATAAATTGTGTCATTGGAAACATCTTACAAAGTTCAGATAAAATACTCCTCTGCCATGTCGGATGAAGATGCATATCTATTTCATCCACTAAAAGAATAGCAGGTTCGTGAAAAGGATTTTTGGAATTGGGATATCTATCAAACAATTTCTTACAAAAATCAAAAATCCAAGAAAATGTACACTGATATCCATACCCCAAATCACTCAATCTATATCTTCCATCTTCTGTTACAAAATATACAAAACTATTCTCATTATCATCAAAACCTATTTCGATATCCTTTACATTTGGGAAAAGAGATGAATGACGAATTAAATTACGTATTTTCAAATATCTCGCACTTGCACCAGGTCGCTTATGATGTTTAGCAGTATCTAATTGTAATATCCACGATTCAATATCAATCAGTCTATTGTCATCATAAAATAAAGATTCGCTATTCAAGAGATTTTCTAATCTTTTAGAGCCGAATTTTGAGTGCCTATTGGTCCCATAAGCATCAATCCTTACCCTGCTTATATCTTCTGTTGGATCAACATAATTTGTTTTTTGGGTATATCCATATTTAGTCGGGGAAATTGATTCATGAAGCTGAGAGTTACCAGGCATCGGAAATCGCGTGGTATATCTAATTATTTCTTCAAAAGTAGATTTATTGATATTATCTTGGCGCTTTTTAATTTTCAAAAAATCACATTCAATATCATATTGAATTTCACAATCATATCTCTCAACAACTCTAGGCTTATACATAGGCTTCTTGCTTAAATCAGGAGAAAGCATTCTATCCCCTAACAGAACAGCTATGTCAAGATATAAGCGTTCTACTTTTTCTGCTGAAGAATCTACATTCTTAACATCATCTAATACAGGCTCTAAATTGGCAATGGCCTTCAATAAATTGGTTTTTCCAGTACCATTATCCCCCAATATTACTGTACATTGAGATAACTTCTTCCCACCATCATTCTTACAAAAAAAGAATTTATTTTCGCCTTTAAAACACTTATAATTATTCAGTGTCAAAGAACGAATATAAACAGGTTGTTTTTCTGTTGACATAATACATTTCCTTATATTCTCTTCGCAAATATAAGCCAAAATTGGAATAGACATTCTTTTTCCCATTCTTTTTTTATTAAAATCAAATATTTACCACCACCACAAATTATAACTCATCCCAACACCTAAATACAAACCTCCCGGATAACCATACCCGACCTGCAAACCCAATCCCCACCGTTTCTTCTTCGGTGTAATGGTATGATAAATATCATTCGTCACCGTTTGATACACCGTCTTCGGAAATATCATCAAACTATCTAGCCTCGGTCGATATCCACTCACCCATGCCCGGTAAAGGCTATCTTCGTAGTAAGCCTGCTCACGATGTACAACAGTGTCGCCGATACGCATAGTATCTGTTAACCGGAAGACCACTAAAGGGGCCATAGGTGGCGAAATAAGTAAGGTCTCGATCTGGACTACCGTATTTACCTTTGTCTCGGTACGTATTTCTACCGGGAGAGGCTCTTGCGGACGGAACCAGGCAACCACACAAACCACTGCCAGCAATATAACTAATATCCAAGGCAACTTTTTCATGGCCGTACAACTACATTACGGAGAAAGTTAGAGAACTCACTACGTACATCAAAGCAAGGACACGCCTTGATGTACTCTGCCGGCTCAACTTCGCCGCTACCATCAAGGTCTGGCGAAGTGTCCCGGTGACCAAGAAGCTCAATAATCTGGTACTCCTTACAAAGTTTGGCAACCAAATCTCGAAGTGAAGCTTTCTGTTCAGGCGTCCGGGTATCGGTTGGTTTCCCGTTTGCATCCAGACCACCAATATAACAGATACCAACCGAATGTTTGTTGTATGACACATTCGAGAATCCTTTAGTATTACAATGCGCCCCGTCGACAGAGAGAGGGCGTCCAGTCTCCACAGTCCCATCAAGGTCAATCACAAAGTTATAACCAATCTGATTAAAACCACGCGCCCGGTGCATCTGATCAATGTCTTTGGCCCGTAGGTCCTGCCCGGCACGTGTAGCCGAGCAATGGATGATAATTGCATCAATTGCTCTCATTTCTCTTCCTCCTTATCAATTTCGTTTTCAATTCTTTCAATTACTCCCTGGACGTGAGAGGGCATCGCACGTTTAAACTCAAACCTAATTAAGTGATAGATTATCCGGAATGCTTTGTTTTTGGGATACGCAATAATCAGATTTTTAAATGCATTCTGTAGATACACGTATGAGAAGACATACGTAATAGTCTTTATCACAATGAGAGAACTGTCACCGTCCCCTATTGAGTCCATGAAGACAAACACCACCTCGATAATAACCAGGTATAAGAGCAGCTCTGCCAATGCGTTTTTAAACTTGCTCCATTTAAAGTTCTGGCACCGGACAACACTCACTCCATCAGCCCGCATGCCACACCAGATATTGAAGGCAAACATCACTGCCAAAGCTATTAAAAAGCCTTTGGTCGGTGTCAAGTACGCCAACAATGAGCTGAACAATGACACACATATCACTCTAATTTGATCTAACGTAAATAATCTCTCCATTTTGCATATATCTATTTTAATACTAATTTTGTAGGATCACAGTAGTTTTTAAACTACAAAATCCCGATCCAGCTTGTGAAAGTAGGACGGGATTTCTTAAAACAAAAAGCCCATCAACAACACCTAATACGGGCTGTCAATGGGCATAATCACATGCACAAAGGTACTAATTATCTTCTAATTTACAAGGCTTTTCTTTCATTCTTTCAAGATGATCATCAAGTGTTTTGTGATTACACTTTAGTTTTCGGCAGATGGCCGCTTTGGAATATCCATAATCGAGCATAGTCCGGATAACGCCTTCTTTACCTGTCAGTTTATAGTGAGTATTCTTATCGCCTTTCTTCCGGCCGAGTTGCATGCCATTAGCTCTTCTCCTGGCTAACCCCTCTTTGGTTCTTTGACTAATTAGATCACGCTCGATCTGAGCAGACAAACCAAAAGCAAAAGCAAGTACCTGACTATTGATATTATTGCCAAGCTCATATCTTTCTTTAACTGTCAGGACAAAGGTTTCTTTGCTCATACAAAGATTGAGCATCGACATAATTTGCATTAGGTTTCTGCCTAACCGGCTGATTTCAGAAAGTATAAGGGTATCTCCTTTCTTCATCCGTTTTAATAGTGGCCCCAACTTTCTATCCTTTGCCGCTTTAGTCCCAGATACGGTCTCTGAAACCCACTTATCTATGACTAATTGCCGTTCATTTGCAAAATTCTGCACTTCAAACCTCTGATTCTCCACAGTTTGTTTATCGGTACTGACACGAATATAAGCGTAAATCATTTTTGCCCGTGAAGATAACAAAGTAATCCGGCAGAAAAAAACACACTTCAGACGCCCGTTAAAAGTATAAGGTATGGAGAAAATAAGTGATAAAGAATATCAGGCAAGTTTAGGAAATGGAATACCGTCAAAAATACAGGCTGTAGATGCTGACAATAACCCTATTGTATCGACACCAGCAAATTTATTATCAACATTGGAAAGTGCTGGAGGAATAAAACGAATATTCTTCCCGGTTGATAGCGGGGCAACATGGATTAGGATAATGGAGGTAAAATCAAATATGACTTGCAGTTTTATGATGAATATGATATGCTATGCTAATCAAGATGCAAGTATAATCGTGGGATATGTAGTTAATTATGATAATAAGGTTCAAATATGCAATTTTAAACAACTTATCGGGAAAGCTGGAGAGGTTTATAATCCCAATTTGAAATATAAAAAGGATGGTAATACTATAATTGTATGGGCTAAAAGTTCGGCAATCAATAATAAAGCCTCATGCATTAATCTCTTACATGGTAACGCTTCATTTCCTATGATAATTGAGACACCTCCTGAAGATGCCATTCAACCAACATGGTAAGATATAGGGGCATAATGCCCCTGTAAAATCACAGCTCAATACAAGCCCCGCCATCAATCCTATACCATAGTTTTTTCTTTCCAACAACAGTTGGAAAGAAAAAAGTTACTTGGGTGGAGGATAGATTTATACGGATAAATATGCCGGCAGATGATGGTGGGGCATATGTACCAGTTGGATCAGCAGAATTATTGTACCAACCATAGCCACTTATATTACCATCATAATTACCTACAACATTTACCCCTGACGCTGGCAATGAAGTCTGGAGCAATGCACCTGCATTTTTTAATAAAGCACTTGGAAGAATCTTAATACTATTACCTCCACTTAATCCTCGCACAAAATCCAGACTGTCAACCGACGGTAGATTCCCTTCTTGCATGATTTCCATATCTTATACTTTTAACGGGCGTTTTTTCTATCAAGAAAATCAGCCCAATTTAACATTTAATTTTTAATCTCGTTTTGTAATTATAAATTTTCATACAGCAATTAACTATTGCCATATTCTTTAGTTGTAACATGATTTTTTCTAAATAGAATACGTTGTGGAGATATATTAACAGTATAATTATCGCCTAAATATAAAGAACTAAACGTAATACTACCAGGCAGAATTGTCGTCTTGCCACCCAAAGAACCTGTTGGAGTCATATCATATAGTTCGATTACAGGAGTAGTATAATCTTCTATCGTAGAAAAACTAATCTTTCCAACAAGATTTCCAAGGAAATCATACATCGAAATACTATTAGTGACCGGATCAATAACGATTCGTTTACCTTCAGAAGCGGTAGAAATCTGCCCTGTCAGTTCTACTTTGTTTCCTTTAAATAACCCTGTGAGAAAATTCAAAAGCAGATTAGGAGTAAACTCCTCCGTACCAAACTTTCGGAAATCATTGGTAGGATTGCCCGATGCATCAACACCCTGCTGCGATATCATATATTCATCCTGGAATACAGCCGAGCCTATCAAAGCGAAATTAAGGAGAGCAATCTCGGCCGCAATTAACTTGTCGTAAGGATAAGGCGTCCACAGTCCACTCTCTTGATGAGCTTCAATCCATTCCTTCGGGCTAATCTCCGTATTTCCAGGAACGCGGCTGGTCCACATGTACAACACATTGTCTTCCTTCAGATACTCTCCGTTCTTATACACATTGTCCACATTCCAACCTTCCGAACGCGGAAAAGGCGTAGGATTGGCGGCAATAATGTTCACCTGCTTGCTATCAATCTCTTTCGTCCGTGCAGCATCCTCATAAGCATAGATACTGATACGGTTAGCGGTAGCATACTGATCTGAAGGAATAGTGTAGTCATAAGAACTGACCTTTGAAACAGGTTTGTCCTCAAACAATTTCGTGACACTACTCCCCACGACACTTTCAACCCTGAACGTGAGATAGGCAGACATGGCCACCTTATTACTCCCTTCACCGGCCCAGAACCGGACTTGTAACGGTGCAGCCTGTACGTTATTAGCATCCAAAGATACCGTCTCTGGATTGACACCAATCCAAAGGCGTTCAGATTCAGCAACCAAATAGAATGTTTCTGTCAGTATCATATTATCATACAATTTATGCAGTACCGCTAATAGAGCCTGATAACCCCATCTTAGCACGAACCATGTCTTCAAAAGTAATCTTCGCATTGGCTCCCGTAAATGTGGCGGCACTCTTACCAGTAAGGATGAATGCGACGCCGGCGTTATCTTTCAGAGAGAATGTCCAGGTTGTAATGAGCGAAGGAACTTCCTCACCCGTGCTACGTTTTACCGCTACCGGTGTGACTGTTGCAGTCTCGCCTTTTTTAACCACATTTCCACTGATACCTGTTATCTTGAGCAATGCGTAATAGGGATCAGAAAAGTCAGTAATCTCATCATAGCCGGAGGCAACCAATGAACCGTCTTTCTTCACATCACAGCGCAATTTAAGTACGTTATCCACATCATTGGTAGAAACCACTTGAGTGCGAGATGTACCCCAGTTCGTGTCACCTGCTCCAAGCATTTTCACCCACTGGAAAGTAAAGCCGGTGTAGTCAGTGACTTCAACGCCATCCTTAAAGATACGGACTGTATCAGTTAACGACTCCCCGGCCGTAAGAAGCTGAGACCCCTTGTTATTCGAAATCAAGACATCGTATTGGTTACCGGTGGATTCCTGAATGACAACCTCCTTGGACAACGCATTGAAACCGATAGAGGAACCGGAGATTTCAACAGTACCTGAAACAGTGATCCGGTCATTGTCATACCCGGATATGGGTACAAGATTCTTCATTACACGCAGGGCTGGTACCTTATAAGTAGCTCCGCCAATGGTAGTACTGTAAGCGTCTATTTTCTTGAAATAACCGACCATACCGGAGTTCGTAGACAAACCGTTATTGTCAAATGTCAGTAACAAGTCATTGTAACGATACTCAATCGTATTGGGTACAAGAATGCTACCGTCAGAAATATCACGCAGAATAACAACGACAGTCGGACGGCCGTTTTCGGGTAGTGCAGTAAAGTCCGGTATAAAAACAACCGTTCCTTTATTATACCTCTGTACAAGCGGAGTGCCTTCTACACGAAGTGTTCCGTTGATGGTAGTACCATCCATCAGGGCAATAAGGGTAAAACTTCCTTCAAGATTCATACGTCACCCCCTTCCTGTTCAACTGGGTTTTCGGGCGATTCTTCAGTAGTGATATCTTCTTCCGGAGATTCACTATCACTACTGCTTCCACCAGTTACCGGTTCTTCACTATTGTTGTCCTCATCTTCTTGGGGAGGATCATAAAGGCCACTCTCCTTTTGCTCTTTAATCAGCGCTTTCAACTTGTCATCCGAAAGGATTTCAGGGCTGAAATTGGAAAGCACCTTCAAAGCACTGAGCGGCAGGATTACACGGCCGTCCGGAATACGTTCCGCATACTTGTAATCGTAACCCTGCCCGTCCAGTTCTTCAGGTTTCACTAACAGATAATTCATAAGCTATTCATATTTAGATGTTATAATCAATTTGCCGTCACCCGTGGTGAGGGCTTTATTGTCGCTCGTAGTCACCAATGCCGTTACCGCGTACATCCTCACTGAAGCATATACCGATATGGGATATAAGGGATCGAACGAATAAGCGGAAGGCACGAACTCCACCGTCCTGCCGCGACCGACATTTTTTGCCGTACTGCCGGCCTTGGCGGATTTCGCGTACCAGTCAATCACGAACAGGCTGTCCTTGCTGCTGTCAATCAGCCGCTTGTTGTAAGACAATATGCACTCGTAACCTACAGTGGTATTCATGCGAGAGTTGATCTTGATACCTTTCGTCTGCCGAATGTCGGCACGTAATGTCCCCGGCATCTCCACTTTGATGGAAGTCGTCGCCTGCATCTCGTCCGAAGTCGGAGAAGATGGGCGCGTACCAGTATAATACGCTCCACGAACACGGACAGAAATATTCCTGAAGAATCGGGCATCGAGCGTCAGTGTTTTACTCCAGGTACCATCTGCATTCTTACCGGAGACAAAGACCTCTAATTCATCATCGGTAAAGTCACGCCATGTTGTGCCGTCAAGTATCTGCCACCAGAAAGCGGCATTGGCATCAGCCACGATATCCTCTCCAGAGTATATTTGTGCGGTTATATCATACAGCCATTCGCCCTTACTGTTTGGTACCACCTCAAGAGGGTTGATTGTCCAGCCTTTGGGACGGTTGATCTTCAGCGAATAATTGTTTGAGTCAAAGATACTGGTACGAAGCACAATGCTACGCTCAAACTTTTCCTGGGTATTCTTTCGCTTGTCCGTGATAGAAAAGATACAATGCAACTCTATCGGATTGTTATAATCCACATTCTTCTTTACCGTCAAAGAATAAGTAGGTTTACCTGTGGCAGATATGACATAATCATCATTGTTAACGATACGATTACTGCCATCTGATTTTGGAGCACCTTCATACCATTCGGCACCGGTAATTGCCTGACTGCCGTTCATCAAACCTTCCGGGTCCTGCACCGAAATGTAAGGCATGAGTACACAAGGAATAAGCGAGCGATCCGGCTCGTAGTCGTTCGTATCCTTGTTATAGTTCTGTACAGGATTACCGGATAGAACCTGTATCTCTGCCAGGAAAGAATAAGGATCAATATGTACCTGTACGTCTTTGGGTTGGGTTTGTATAGCCATCTTTTTTATATTCTAAATCCAACATAATTTTCTACTGTCTCAATCTTCTCACCTACCGGAATAAATACCCGGCAAATAAACTTGACTCTCTGATAATCATAACCAAAACCTAATCCTACTCCATGCTCATCAGTGTTATCAATGTGTATCACATTCTTTTGACCGTCCACATAGACAGGCTTCCAGCTATTATCAGCTGGAATATTACCGGTATCACGAAGCCACTCTATCGACACACCTGTAGTAGTCAGTAACACATTAGTAATGTCACGATTGGCGTATTTAATCCATGCAGTTATATCCATATTTACTTGACCGCGTTTTGCGCTACCGGGGGCAATGAAATCTAAGTAGTAGTTCTTATCCCCTTCGAGCAATACCCAACCAGCGGAGTTCCATTTAGGTTCTTCAGTCGTTTTATCAATCAGGCATCCCCATTTACAGCCATAATGATAAGCAGTATGCTGTTCCAGTGTAGTTATTACCTTCTGATTCTCTAAAAGAGTTTCATAGTCTACAAATCGGTAAGGTTCATCTCCCTGGGCGGTTTCCAAAGACCATTCACCTCGATCCACTTTTTTAGGGATAATCGTTCCATTCCAGTCAGCTTCATAGATCTTTTCAAAAACACCGATTTTAGCCATGACACCGACGTCGGTAGAGCCGATAGGAAGCTTCTCTATCATCTTTACGTTGGGAAAGCGGCCAATAGTTAACGCATAGTTGTAATCTTCGAGAATGGGCTTAAACACATTCTGTAAAAACATGATCCTGCCTTCACGGGAAGATATTAGCCAGCTTTGAGCACGCTCGTTCGGAGCTTCACCAGCATCCGGTACTTTCGCATTACCTTTGCGAGTCACATTATACCCTTCAACCGGTGGGTAGTTCTTGCCGCCCGGCACTTCGCTGTCGGGATAAAGAACTACAGTCAAAGTATTATCATTGCGGTTTTTCGATACTGGTCTGAACCAAGAAGTATAGTAGTCGGTACCCCCGATCAACAGCGAGTTCACGATTGAACATAATACGTCGTTTTCCTCTAATGTGGTCCAATCCGTATCTGTGCGCTTCTCCATAGTAAGCCGGTAAGTGCCATCATCCAACAATTCAACCTTTTCAATGGCGCCACAATCAGAGAAAGAGAAATCCCCGGCCATTGCCTGAATTTCATTGATAATTAAGCGCAAAACGGTCAGCGATGACCGCAACTCCATGCGGTCAGCCTGTATTCGTCCATCTTCTGCGATTATGCCCTTGCCCGCTATCAATGAATCAATGATGCTTTCGCCTACCGTTAATTTGCTCAAAGCCTTAATAGGCCCTTTTACTATGATGTCTTTCAAGAAAGTGATTATACCTTCTGCATAATCATCATTCTTTTTGCTGATAAACTTGTCTCCTAACCCTTCATTGTTTACCTTAATCGCCTTATCAATCTCGGCAAGTATTCTCAACGCAGAAAAGGTGTTCCTATCGGTAGGAACAACAGTATCATTGAGCTTTATCAAATAAACATACCCCTCCCCGCCTCCCCCTGTTTCACCACCTTCTTCTTCACCACCTTCAGGGAAATCAACATCTATATTGTCAACCATACCCTGTAAAGACACTTTAAAAATATAGCTCTTCAATGACACAATTTCCTGAGTCATTTCCGGTACGCTATTCCCCTTACGGACAAATCGCACGCCATTGAAATACACGTTCGAGCAACACAGTATCCGATTCAGATGCTCTGCAAACCAGACAGGACACCCCTCAGCATTACCAAGGGTAAACTTCTTCTGCGTACTCTCTACTGCAAAAAGTTCAACGATATTTCCATTAGAAATTTCAAACTGCTCATTGTTGACGGCAAATGTCCAATCATCATCTTTAAAGCCGCCAGGTGCACGGAATTCAAAATAAAACTGCTCTTCACCATTCCAGAATATGCAATCATTCCTCTGCTTATTACTACGCATAGAGTAGCGAATGAGAGTAGTCTTATCCAACTCGTGCTCATCATCCGTAACTTTGAAAACATTGCATTCTTGATCGCCTACAGAAATTGAATAATAACCAGGTGCCAGCCCGGTAATCGTTGAATGAAAGACTGTAGAACCATCTTTCAAAGAGAAGGATTGAAACTCAATTTCCCTGCTGGTACCATCAACATGATTTTTCAGTAAGCCATTCATCTTATACTCAGTAGTGGTAATAACCTCTATGAATATGTTATCAGTAGGTGCAAACAACTGTATGTACCTACTCTCAGCCCCAAATTTATCAGAGGATGGACTAAAGAAAAGTGGAGTAAATGGTGATATCTTTATCATAACTAACCAATACTTTTAATTTGCAGATTATAATCAACCCCTTCATAGTGCCCAATCTTGTATTTTAGCTCGTTTATGAAGCAAGTATATAACAGGCTATTCCTATCAACCTCGACCAGTGCATTCACATCCGATGGTATTCCACCGTCAGCAGTACTAATACTCAGAGTACTCACGGTAAACAAAGGATCTGTTAGTTCAATATCCGAGTTCTCGGCAACATCATTAATCCGAATATCACTGTTACCTGATGAAGAAGCAAAGCGTAATGACTTGACAAATGAACCGATGTATTCCTTATTAGCTTCGATGATAGAACGAGGTGAGAACATGGCATTGAACATGGTTGATGATGAAATTATTCCAGATACTTTATACCCTTCTCGTACAAGCTCATAAGATTCAGCATTTTCTTTTAAATGGGCCCCGACAAAGAAAGTATCATTGTCACTCTCATTATCAGTTGTATCTTTACCACGCTTACTTACCAAAAATTCGATTCCGTAAGGATCTGCACGAAGAGGACTTATCAGTTCAAGGGCCTTATCAGTGATGGTTATCCCAGTGTCATACTCGTTCGTAAAATGGAACTCATCGCGCCCGTTAATGCTGTCATAGTCTTGTTTATCGTAACCGACTCTCAGTAAAGAGTAAATAAGCGATGAGTTCACTTTTACCTTAAAATCCATTCCAGTATAGCTTATTCGCTTTTGTACTTCAGAATGAAACAAAGAAGTGCGCTTCTTAAAAACGACTTTATTTTCTGCGATATCCGGTACATAGCCGTAGACAACCTCCATCCAATCTGAGAAATGCTTGAAGGAAGTATATATTTTAGCCCCATCCAAGCCTCTGGCACTCTCTGCCGCCATTATCACAGTGGAGGATAGCCGAGTATCATCTTCATATTCTATTTCGCCTACATAGCCCTCATTTTCTTCATTTATGCTCTTCAATAAGCGGTTAAGAAGCACATCGGGCTTTATGACATCAATACGTTCTGATTGCATTTTTGCCATGTAATAAACTGACATTTTAAAATTCTCAATCTTGATTCTTACCCCAGCTTCAGTATTAAGGTAGATTCTATAAACCATACCTATTTTCCCTGATTCATTCTTTGCCGGATCTACCAATACAAGTTTTTTCTCATCGACATGATAAACACTGCCAGTTTTAAGCCCACTCGTATGATATACACTGGTACTGGCTGTATCAGAGCCTACTTTCTTTTGTCCCTCGACATCAAATCGTCCGGTACCTGATGAAATGGTTATATCACAGCTCAAATCCATGTATAAGCCATGTGGAGGTAAAGCAAACAATTTCATGAAAACACCTTTGGTATTGCCATAATAAGCACCATCAGATTCATGGTATGGTTCAATATAATCACCAACATAAAGTTCACTGCTCGCATCTACAACATAGACATCAATATTCGTATTAGCCTGAGACGTACCAGAAGGATATATATATTCATCGTTATCAATGTCGAAGTTAAATGTATTCAGCATCAATAAACGATCATAATTGAGAGTCTTTTCTTCCTTTAATTCACTTACAAGATATTCGTACTGAGTGCTCTTCTTTGCCTTAATCTTAGCAGCAAGAGTACTATCTATAGCATTGATATAGACAATACTATCATCATATTCCAATGAGCCAAAATCCAGATAACTACCAAAGAGATACCTTTTACTCTTATCGTTATCAATAGTATATATCTCTATCTGAGCATTAGCGTTCAAATAGTTGGTCCGGTATTCATTAAGTAAAAGGTTATATGCTTTCCCCGCAAACTCAAACTTTGAACTGAATGAACGGATAATCCCACTGAAATCATTTCGTTTCAGTGAGATATTAATCTCATCCCAATTACTAATGCAATCCTCATTAATAATATGAGCCGTACCATTGATGATTAGAATATATCTGTTCATACATTTTCCTTTGCAGCGAATATATAGAAAATGCTAACCGACAAATAGGTTAGCATTTATCTTGACATTATATAATTGTGACAAAAACGGTACAATCAAGTTATAATCAACACATTACAACAGGCACAAATTAAAGGGGGAATTTACTTGCCGCCTCTCTCTAAAGATAAAGAGAGGCAAACTTCTTTTAATGTTTCGAGCTTGGCAGATTCTGAATCTATCTTAGATAGACAGCTATTCAACCGATTAGCAAGCAGCTTTATCTCGGTGATTTTATTAATCTCATCAGAATGATTATCAAGATATACTTGAGTATCAGTAAGCGCTGTTTTGACTTCTGCAATAAGAGTTGAAATATCTTGTGTACTCTTTTCTTTTCTCATTGTATAGTATTCTAATACATCCATAATTATAAATTCTTTGATTATTATTTACTATAAAGATAGCGTTTTTGAGCGTAATTAGCAATCTGATTAATAGCCATTTGCACCACATAAACGGTATTTAACTTAGCCCAACTCACGCCTCAATATTTCTCTGCCAAAAGAGATACGGCTACGTACTGTAGTAGTAGGAATATTAAGTAACCGGCTTATCTCATCATAGGAATAACCCTTAGCATATAATAAGACACACTCTATACAACATGATTTAAACGCACATTGCCGGATTACCGATAAGATTTCATGGAATAAAGCCCTTTCTGATGCTAAGCGTAGAGACACAACTTGACAAACATCATCATAGTCAACAAAGCGAATGATAGATTTGCGGTTATAGTTGGTTATATAAGTGTTTTGCATAATCACTTCGCACCAGGGTTTCAATGGTCTGCCACTCTCGAACTTGTCTTTGTTCAGCAAGGCTTTATAAACTGTATCATTCGCCAGATCCTCGGCATCTTGTATAGACCAACAATACTTTCTTGCAACCTTTACGATCCAGGGATAGAGCAAAGCAATTTCCTTCTCAAAGTCCATATTCATTCCTCCTCACAATGCGCATGGTAACTTCACCAGCCATGCTTTGTTCTACAAATTCTCGCTGTCTGACACTCTGCTCGTATAAATCATTGGCAGACTGCTCCAAAGACTCTATGAGTCTATCAACAGAAGGTTTGGAGGAAACAAGGTCCTTTACTTCGGACAATTCAAGAATTATCCGATTACATTTACTCTCAATAGAGTTTAGTTTTTGTAACAGCTTGCAATAACCTAAATGGTCAATGCCGCATTTAATGCTTGTTTTTTGCATAAGAAAACTCATTAGTAGTTCGTAAAAAGAATTACTAATGAGTTCATCAAAAGTCCGATAACATTAAAAAAAATATTTATGCTATCTAAATGTTCCCCTCTTATTCATTATGTCAACATTCACTTGGTTTACAATATTGGCATACACAGCAGCATTAATCTGATGCATATCAATGTGCATTTTGATGTATGTCATAATGAATGCAATTTCTGAGTCATAATAAGAACGTATATCATCTGGCGAAGACTTCTCTTTAGTTTTCTCCGGATCTGCATTTACTTCCTCATTACGATGCTGTTCAAAGGTAGCATATCTCAGCAAATCAGCAACTCTATCTTTGAGGTTGTCATCGCTCACACCGGAAACATCTTCATCAATCATGGCAAGTAAGGAACGTATATCCTCATACGCCTGTTGCATAACAAGAGTGGTACATATCCGGAGAAAGAAGACTTTCATTTTACATTTTATCGCTTCTTCTTTTTTCGCAATAAAAGCTCTCATTCCTGATTTATCGGCAATAAAGCGATATGATGCGATAAGAGAATGAGCGCATCTTTCAAGCTCTTCTTTGTTAACTTGATCACCATCATCTAATAGCAAACAGTAATTGCCACACAGCAGTTCTATAAACTGCGCTAATGATATTTCATTCAATCTTGTTTTCATGAATTTCTCAATATGTATAAGTCAAATTCTCTTTTATAAGCCTCTCTCCTACGTTGTTTGATAGACTGTACCAACAGGTTGTTCGTCATATCCATCCGGCGTTCAAGACCGGAATAGTCGTTATAAACAGTAGTGCCAGCCCCACCCTTTTCACTGTTACGAAGGAAAGAGAACATCGGAGCAAAACTATTATTCTGCCAGTCAAGGGAACCGAAATCATCGACATCAGGAAAGACCTGAGCACCTTTCGGAAGATCTACAAGCATAGGGGTATCAGGAGTAATCCATGCCATCCCCTTATACATTACAACTTCACGTTTGCCGGCATCACCTACGAGAGCTTTTCCCCCAGGATGAGCACCGTCTTTCGTACCCTCTGCGTATGATGGTATAGGGGTAGCGGCAATAGTGGCAACTTGAATAGCTCCCATTGCTCCGACAATGGCAGCTAACACAAAATTAGGTAGCGATTTAGTAATCGCTAACGCTGTGGCGATACCGGCTTGCGCAATACTGGTAGCCTTATCCCAGATAGCTTGTTTCCGGGCCAACTCTTGTTTTTTCTTCTCCAATTCACGGTTCTTTGCCTCCGTTTTTTCTTTGGCAGCACGCTTCTTAACCTCAGCCTCTTCCTCTGTGAGAAGACCATACTCGACTTTTTTCTCAATTCTCTCAATATCCTGATCGTAGGCATCATTGTTAGCGTCTTGCTCATCTTCAATCTTGGTTATCTGGCCATCGTAAACAGTTGCAATGAGATCTCCAATACTTCCTATTGCCTGTTGAGCAGTCTGCAACCAATCTTGCAGGCTACGCATTCTATCTTTATGAGATTTTTCGTCAGCCTTAGTTACTTTCTCAATAGCGGCAATCTCAGCCTCAGCCTCTTTCTGAGCAAGCTCAGCTTTCAACTTTTGGAGCTCTTCAGCAATCTTCGCCCTATCATCAGAACTAAGGTTATCTGTTTTAAGTTCCAATTCCAGGGCATCAATGGCAGCTTCGTTCGACTTCCGGACATAATCTAATGTAAGTTGGTATTCCTGCTCGGCATATTCCCTCTGAGTAATTTTCTTTTCTGCAAGTTGTTTTTTCAAAGAGAGCATGTCAGCTTGATAGGTCTGGTCACGAATGATTTGTTCGGCTGCCGCATTCTCTGCAATAAACTGTATCTGATAAGCGGCATTCTCTTCAAGTATCAGTTGCTTCTTATTGCTATATTTTTGATCGATGGCAAACACATCCTCACCTGTCTTTTCTGCCGCATCAATCTCAGCTTCACGCTGTAAATCCAGTTGTCGGAACTTCAATGCAAGTTCTTCCTTTGAGCCCTTCTGAACTACTTCAAGAGAATTGGCAATATCTTGCTTTTCACGGTTGGCATTATACTGGATGGAGAAACGCTGAATAGCATTTTGCATCTCTTTAGCCAGGTTCTCCCGGGTAGCAATTTCTTCTTTACTATAACCTTTGACTGCGGCAATCTTCTTTGAATAATCAAGACCTATTTTTTTCAATTCCTTATCTAATCCCTCATTCATTAAAGCCAGTACAGAGGCTTGATAGGTTTCTTGAATCTTCAGTTTCTCAGCAGCAGCTTTCTCTAATTCACGTTTTTCTTTATCAGTAAGTGTTTTAGTATTATTTGCATCATCATCTACAGTAACTTTGCTATACTTATCAATGATTTTATCAATTCCTGCATTATACTCTTCACTTTCAACCAATGAGAAGAACGACTTTGAAAAATTCAATTGGGCTTTATCTGCTTTTTCGGCCTCTTTCGTATAAACACCAAACATTAGGGCAGCCGCATTTTTGAATTTAGACATATTTTCAAATTCAAAGGTAGAGTATTGTGCTCCCTTTTTAAGTTTCTCAACTTCAGCACGCTCAGAAGCGGTAATTTCAATTCTCTTATTACTTAATTGTATAAGAGCCTTGGTGCGGGCCTCTTCATCTGTATCACCAGCATCACGTAGCCTTTTATATTCAGCATTAAACTCTTTTTCTTCATCCAGGATCTTAGCATTAGCTCTTTTCTTTGCCATTTCCCTAAAATCAGTTTCGATCTGCCCAATCTTTTCCTCCGGTGTTTTTAAATCATTGGCTATACTTCTAATTTTATCAGCCATCCAATTTAAAAATTCTTTTGCCGGTCCAGTTGTATTAGAGAATGATAGCATAAACGCCTCCCAAGCAGATGATAAATTAGCAATGGCTCCTTGCACATTATCCCCCATAGTGTTGGCCATGTCAGCCAGCTCACTTTCAACACCGGTAATTTGATTCCGTAAAGGAACAATCTTATCAGCAGCCGTAAGGAAAGCGTTGAAAGCAGCAACACTACGTTTATCTGTAAGTTCAAGAGTAGTATTCAGATCAACGCCTTTATCTTTTAATGATTGAAGACCATTAACAAGCTCAGGTAATGTTTTAACAGGCTTTCCAAGAGCTTTCGCAAGCTTTCCTGAACCATCAGCAAGGTTGAGAAGGATATTCCTTGTTGCAGTAGCAGAACTTGAAGCATCGAACCCAGCATCAGCCAATTTACCAAGCAATGCTAAAGTATCCTCTATTGTGCAGTTGAAAGCCTTTGCAACCGGCCCTACTATCGGTAATGCAGTAGCCAGATAAGAGAACGATAATGCACTTTTGGAAGTAGCAATAGCCATTGCAGAAACATATTGTTCTGTATCTTTTGTATCGGCATTGAACATTCTCAATGCTGCGCCTGATAAAGCGGCGGCTTCGGACAATTCGGCACCAGTAGCTTGTGCAAATCTCAATATAGCACTTGTCGAATCAAGAATTTCTTTTTTTGTAAATCCCAATTTGGCAAGTTCTATCTGTAGTTCTGTTGCCTGAGATGCTGTATATTTAGTTGTTGCACCCAATCGTTGCGCATCCGCAGTTAAATCTTTTATTTTATCAGAAGTCGTACCTAAAATAGCAGCAAGATTACTGTTGGCAAACTCAAATTTAACGATATCACCTGCACCTTCTCTAAGCAGTGTAAACAGCTTGACAATCCCACTAATTACGGCTTGAGCACCAACATAGCCAGAAATAAGAGTTTTCATACCAACTCCTATTTGGGCAAACCCAGGAGCAAGCTGAGTATTTAGTATTTTGCCAGTATTACCTGCAATGGTTCCAAAATTTCGCAAGGTATTATTGCCTTTATTAATTTCAAGAATTGCAAGTTTCACCTCTTCACGATACGCACCAACAGTCAATTTCTGCCGTGTTTGTGCATCAGAGTTCTTCTTGGAATAATTGGAATTGGTATCGATCGTAGAATTAAGTCGTGCCAATATGGTGATGTAGTCTGCATCTGTATCCCGTAGAAGTTTAACAGCCTGCCTTAATTGTTTATTGGCTGTCTCAGCCTCTATAATACTGTGCACCTCCCGATTAGTAAGAGTAATGGCATCCTTAATTATACGAAGCCTTTCCTCCTCGCTTATATTGGCATTTCTTCTTGTGCTATTACCAGAGTTCTGCGCCTTTGTAGCGGCCAACTCCGCTTTTGCTACCTTTTCCAGTGCAGCGGCATTCTTTGCATTGGCATCAGCAAGTTGCTTCATATCTTTGGCTGATAAATCACTTGCTGATGCTTGCTTTTGCAAATTATCTGCGACCTCCTGAAGCACTTTCTTTTGTTTATCAAGAGTCACATTAAATTCAGTGTTCGTTTTCTCTGCAGTCGCTACCTGAGCAGAATACAATGCAAATAACTTGTCAAGCTCTTTAGGAGTCTCTATCTCCATTTTAATGCCTTTGGCAAGCTCTTTTGCCACATCGACATAGGTATTCTTTATCTTGATCAACTTTACATCGCACTGATCAAGTGCTTCAAGTTCACCAGCCTTTATTAAACCACTTATTCCAAATTCTCCCATCACAAATAATGTCTAAATTCAACAATTTCACCATCTATCTCACTATCTGCCTTATCGAAGCCATACGTACCATCCCGTCTTTTATACACTGCATAGATGCACTGTTCCAATATGGCAGCCTTTCGTGCAAGCTCACTTACATGGGCATACTCGCACATAATTTTTTTGTTATCACAACCGCAACTCATCTGTAACCGCTATTAGCTATGAATTTTTCCAGCCAGGGACGAAGAATACGCTCAGAGAAGTATTTCTTTGCGGTATCACCAAGCTCTAAGATTTCACTACCGTACTTCTTCTCAATGTCCGGGCCCTCATTGAAACCAATAGTCTTTATCTCCATGACTTCACCGGATAACCGCGCTTGTATGCTATCATGAAACTTACCAGTTATGTACAAGTTGGGAACTTCCACCGGACGCGGTGGCAGGAATAGAACTTCTGACTCAATCGGTGGGGTAATTTCATTCTTCCACTTCTTGTAGCTCTTTGCACGATGAAACCAAGGTCCAGGCTCATTAAAGTACGGATCATTATCATAATCCGGACTAAGCAACCTATCCTTTCCATTCATACCACTGTAAAGCTGTTCACGTACCAAAGACTCGATAACATTACTGTTATCCTCCATGCACGCAAGACATTCTCTTTTGATACCGGTATTAATCTTATGGATCACTTCATATACTTCATCTATACTGGCCATACCTTTAAAGAAAAAGGGGGATGCGAAATCCCTCATCCCCCTTGTTTATCACTCTTTTACCTCTTTAGCCTTAACCTTTCCTTTCTTAATCAGATCGTAAGTATCAGAAAGCATTTTATTACGATCATCCTCCGGACGGTCTTGCCAAATAACCGGCATATGCTTATCAATGAAGTCGGACTTCTTCATTGCCTTTACTGCCGGCTCAATAAAAGTCACACCTTCAATAATCATGCAGACACCTCCTCAATATATTTGATTCCTTTTTCAAACAATACAGAAGGGGCTTTCAGAGAGACTGTTCCTCCACCATCAGCAGGCACTACCGTAAGAATTCCATCTGCATAAGTAGCTGACGTAGCACCATTCAATACTTCAGCGGCGGCTTTGGCAATAATATCACCGTATAAGGGAGTCAGGTCATATTTACCGATTTTCTCAAGCAATTTGTACTTATTTGCTTCTTGTTTATCCAGCACAACATCAGTCAAACCTTTAAGTACATTCTTAACTGAAAATCCTAACTGCCTGAAATCCAAATACTGCATTGCATCTTGTGGATCTTCAAAGCAGAACGAGACAGTTAAACTTGCCTTCGCTGAATCTGTCGGATGAGGTATGGCAGTTGGATAAATACAACTCATAGCTTGACCAGCAAGTTCTTCGGTACCATCGTTGTATCCATAAATCTTGTTGTTCTTATCAACATAATACACGTCAAAAGGTACATCCATTGTACGCAACAGTGCAGCATTAAGCTGCTGACTAAAACGTGCCATAGTTGCGGTATCGGTTCTGGCATTAAGCCCTGTAACAGAAGGTGCACCATATCCCTCTGTATTCACTTGTGGTTCTCCGCCATTTTTTGCAAAATTGGTAAAAATGCCTATCGGATAAATACGCTCAGGTCTATCCGCATGACACAACTCTTCGAATTTCTCACGTGTCAACTCTGCGGGTAACTTTACACCTTTGCTCGCAATAATTGCACCGATGACATCGGCATAAGTAATTGGACAAGCAGATTGCCCAGTGTTGAGTTTATTACTCTCACATGTTCTAAAATATCCCATTTTATCTACAATTTGGATTGTTAATAGTAATTTCCATACTTTTAATATTAATAGCATCTATAGGCTCACTGACAGCATCCCCTTTTTCTGTATAAGCCCCATATCTGCCATAAGAATAGTTTTCTGAATAACCATGATTCACTTTTCCATAACCCCAATCAAACCTCTCATCTTCCAAAAGAACTTCAATCAACCGGTTATAAATCGGACGAAGAATATTCTTGAATGACGTTTCATGACGTTTCTCATTACTCCACTCATTGTTGGAGGAACAAGCTATTATCAACGACACCTTTGCTTTTGCGAAGTAATCTATGCTATTCCTTTCCTCAGTGATCGGGCAGAACAAGGCTATTAATGGAAACTTTGAAGGTGAAGTATTATCGGACTTTGTGGTTGTGTCCAGCATGTCCTTAACATACTGGCCACTTCCAAATACAAAGTTGATCGGTAGATTCTTAATAACCTTCTTAGCACCTTTACTATCAGTATAGATAACTTCAAGTTCTTCCGGAATCTTCTTTACCACATCAGCGAATATGTCTATGATATCGGTATCTGTCATAAATTGAAAGTATTGATAGGGGTTAATAAATTGCTGTCGATGCTTACAGTAAAAGGACAATCTTTTGAAGAGGCCCACCTCACGAACTCCCGATTCTTCTTTACCATATCGTTCCAAGTGCTAACTTGCCTTTGGAAAGGCGAGACATAGGTATTGTCACTCTTTAAGCGTACAAGCCCTTTGATAGTTGCCTGTATATTAGCATCTCGAAGAATATGGAAGAATACATAGTTTGCATATGAATCACGTATGCGTTTGCATAATGACTCATATTTGGATTCTGAGACTGAGGCAGATTCTTCGTTCTTATTTTCCTCGGTTTCCTCTTCCTCCTGCTCAATCAATTCCAGGTAATCAGTAACTTCACGAGAAAGTTTACTTCCCAACATACCAGAAAGAAATTGCGACTGGTACTCCTTTATGTACGCCACTATCATATCATTCACAGCAATGGAATCTTGCGATGGAAGTTCTGCCAATGTCGCATTAGCAATATGCCTCGGACCGGAGAGGAAATATGAAACATCAATCAACATAACTATTCAGTTTTACGGGTAACCGGGCGCCCTCTTTTCTTCTCTTCTACATTGACAGTCTTATCATCAGACGTTACCGAGCCTTTAGACTCTTCAGTAGTAAGATTCTTAGAGTCACTTACAGACAATTCTTTTTTATCCTTCATTACCTCACACTCGGTTGCACCTGCCTGTAATTTATCACGTTCAGTAGTAAGAGAAGCAATGAGAGCATCCTTCTCTTTAATGTTCAACTCAAAGTCTGCTATTTGCAATTTCAGGCTTTGATTCTCTTCAACGGATGCAGCCAGTTCTGCTAACTTCTCATCCATAGCTTTACGGGCATCTTCCTCAGTGATAAGCCCACACTCGGAGATAGGGGTGAATGAAATCAATCCCCTACCTATACGAATGCGTTGTTCTTTAATCACATTGGTAACATCCTTTTCGTTTCCATCAAGAATGTACTTCATATCTTACGGTTTTGCTTTGGTGATTGCAGCTTTCAAAGAGGAAAGATTACCATAAGCATAAGCCCAAGGCATATAAACAGGGAATATAACCTCTTCCTGAGCAATCAAGACAACTTCGTTACATAATTTGGTGTCAACATCTTCGGCCCACTCAAGAGTCAATGAAGAATAATCAACCAAGTTGGAAGCCTGATTAAAATCTCCAAGCAAATATTTTCCAGGCATGATACCCTGATATTCAATAACAGGACGTCCAGCTATGCATTTCATACCGTTCCGCATTGAAACAATACCCAAGTTTCGCCCGGTAGTATCTTTTTCAGATTCGATAGCATTCACTGTAATCGGATTCAAAACTATGGCGTTCGGATAATACTGAGCGTACGTCATTACAGCGAAAGCAGTCTTCACTACATCTTCTGAGTTCGGCTCTTCGATGTTTTTGAACGCAGCATTATTAACGGTAAATGTCATTTCAGCAAGAGCAGTCTCTGCACCTTTATATGCGACACCCTCAATGAGAATTTGACGGTCGTTTATCTTTACGATAGGGTGTGCAGTACTAAGATCGGTATTCACTGCTGCATGGGCAAAAGTGATTGTCATACCATCAATAATCAGGTCCTGAGGATTGGCAAACTCAATGATGATATCTTTGTTGTCATTTTGCCCTGCGACAGCTTTAACCGAACCGGCACTCCCAGTTACAATCGCGCTACTGATAATGTCCTCAACTGAAGTAACGCCGATATGGTTAGTAATACCAAGCAGATTCTCACCGTTGCCGTCACCGAACAGAATATTCCAGTCTTCAGCCATCCATACAGCTTCAGGAAGCATATTAAGGATATAAGAACGAATATAGACACGGCTCTTGAGCATACGCTTGGAAATGCGAATATGTGTACCAAGGCGTTTGGTTCCAGTCTGTTGTTCCTTCACCTTAATGCTCGATTCAGGCAATCTACCATTCTCAGTAACATACCGTGCATTACGGTCAAAATCATACACCTGGGCATAAGCCAACTGAGGGAATGCCGGGTCACCTTGCAAAGTAGTAAGCACGTCGCGCATATGCAACGGTTTATTTGAGACCTGGCTAACTACACGCTTTTGCTGTTGGGTAATCAACAATTCGCCGGTATAGTTGTCGGTCATAGAGACAACATCTTTCAAAGAGAAGCCATCAAATGAACCGGACTTACGCGTCTTGCCGGAAACAAAATCTGCAAATTTCTCAGAGTCTAACATCTCATTCAATTTTTCATCGAATTTGTTGATAGTCTCCATTGATAAGCCTTTCTGTTTCATTTTCTCAATACTTTCACCCAGATTCTTGACCTGCTCAACAAGTGTTTCATTATCTTTGATAAGCTGGGTAAACTTTTCACCGTCGTAAGCTTTCAGCAGGTTGTTGATTTCAGTGAACTTCTCAGTCACTTCATTGGGAGCAAGCATTCCTTCGAGAGACTTATTCATGACATCACACATCATACCAGCAATGTTTTCCATGAACGACTTCTGCTCAGTCGGCAGATGGTCAGTTTTCAGATTAAAATCTGATACAGTAAATTTCTTTAAAGACATAATTTTTTTCAATTTATTGTTCGACAAAGCAATCATTCAGAGTATGGAAGAAAGTGCTGGTATCAGCGGCTTTCTCTGTATCAATAGTTACTTCATTGGCTCCTGTTGGCAGGGTCTGAGTGTCATTCGACGGCTCATTGCTACCTTTAGGTGAAGTATCTGTTGACTCATCTTTGATAACTGCATTACTTCTATAGACTCTTGCCCAGCAATGAGGGCAACGTACATAATTCGAGATATTATCCATAGACTTAACATCCAGCATTTTCTGTGTGTCAAGAATGGCAATAACCTGTTCCCTGATTTGCGGGGTAAGCTTATTCATTTCCTCACGTACAATATCCTCCGTAATCCACCGGTGATATTGTGCAGCAAGTTCTAACACTTGCTGAGAATAAGTTACTTCTGGAACATCATCATAGTTAAACTCATAGCCACAATGTGGACAAGTCACTATAGGAGCACCACTAAGTGCTTTTAGCATTAAATTCAACTGCATATCATAAGCATTTAAACGTTCGTCAGAATACCTGAAATGGAAGGACTTCCGTATAAACTCTATAGCTTCTTTTACCTGCTCGTTCGTGGCAGACTTAATATCAACCAGAAACGTTTGAGGATTGCTCCCCCATGCGGTCAAAGTCGAATATTCTCCCATGAACCATTCCTTTACTTTTCTTCGATCTGCCTCATCGCGCTTTATCGCTTTGACACCAATAGAATGTTCAAGAGTTCGACCATTCTCAGCATACAGTTTGTAATCTTCCAAAGTGTCGCGCCCCATCTGTTTTTTGAGATTAATCTGCCCGACCATCACAAGATTATTTTCCTTTTCTTCACCAGAAAGAGGAACACCTAAGAGTTGGTCAGTTCTATGGTTTAAGAACCAACGCATACGATTAAAATTCTCTTTCAACGTTTTATTGAAAGAACCAGGCATTGAAATATCATCCTGTGAATCCTTAACACCAATGCCGTTAACAGCTACTGTAACAACACCTTTTTCATCAACATCATTTGCCTTCGTTTTGCACAGAAGGTTTTTGTAATTCTCCATCTACACTTTTTGTTGTTAAGTTCAACATCGTTTTTACTTTCTCTATCTCGTCAGGCGACATCTCGAATATCAGTTTACTATATAGCGGGATTTCAACCTTACTTTCTCCAATTTGTGCTCTCCAATCGTTCAGGCAGATAATACCGGAAAGAAATTCGACTCTACATCTTCCTGAAATACTGGTTTTGACATCTTCGGCCTCTTTCTTACCTTCCTGCAGACAGTCAACATGACTAAAGTCACAGTCTATATAAAGTCCGTCAGCTTCAAGCCCCAGAAACTCCGTAATATCCTTGCAGAATCCGGTAGCCATGGGTATAATTACAGAACTATACACGCTTTTTTCAACTGTCTTTTGATTGTTAAAAGTAGACTGGTCTTTACGAGGTACGAGTTCAGCAGGGATACCAAATGCCCCGGATATATTAATAGCATCCGCAAGGGTTTCCTCAAATGGCTGTAACTCCTGAATTGAAAGATTTGTCCGGAGAAAATCTAACGGAATATTAGAAAAGCCATAAGGAAACTGACTTCTTCCTATCCCGTATGTTTTATTATGTTCTTGTAAGAGTTCCTTCTTCTCATCTGGCGTCATTGCAATGGTTCCTGTCTCGTCTTTTTTTGCAGAAACTAACCAACCAAGCCCTCCACGTTTCACATAAATCACGTTTCTTGCTTCATAGACAGCTATTAAATTACTGATCGGTTTTGACTGAGATTTCAAGCGGCTGGTACCACGCAAAAAACTTATGCCCGGATACAGTGAAGGAATCCCTTCACGATCATGCAGAATTTGAGCAGGGTTCATTCTTAAACCTGAGCTAAAACCAAAATTCATGTGATAGCAGTCTATAATATCTTCGGTTTCAGCTATACCAAATAAAGGAATAAAATTACGTACAGGCATAATTTCGACTTTATCAGCAGGTAATACCCAATAGTTTGAGCACCATTTCCATAACTCCTTGGCACTCATCAATGATTCAGGAACAGCAGCACGTATAAAACTATCACCGGTACAAAGCCTATATACGAAATGAGAATAGACAGTTTCCTTCCAACTAAACAAGCAATTTGGCTTATTCAAAATTTGATTGACCTTTTGGTTGTCCCAGACAATACTATCATCTTTCACCTTTTTCAAATTGAATATAGCACCGGCAATTCGAGATGCGATATAGTCAATAGGGAAAAATACTTCTGGAATAGAAGCAAACAATTGAAGATAGTTTTGACTACACACACAAGGGTTAGCAAATAACTCTTCAACGATAAAATCTACAGAACCTGAATCATATTCCGAATTGACAACTTTCTTTTCTTCGGCAGGTTCTTTCAAATCATTTTCAGACTTCTTTTTAAAAAGGCTCCAACTCATCCGATTTTCTTTTGAAACAAATATATGCAGAAGGATATCCGATTTTTTGAAATACAAATATCTTGACATATACCATTTAGTACAAAATCAGCATAGACAGTTATATATCAACCATTTACAAGGGGCACTTTTATGAACAGTATTTTATGATGTAATAAGCTAAGCCACTTAAAGTAATGTTAGCCTCTTTATTTTCACTATCAATATTGTAATCTAACAGACTGGCCAAGAAACTACCATACTCATCTGAATCTTCCAGTTTCTTCTCAGAAAGCAAAAAGTATTCTTTAATGAAATCTGATGTAGCAGCTATACGCTTATCTACATCAGGATATTCTTTAGCGACTTTCACTTCTGGAAGTGAACACCGGAGTTCTCTAACCATAGGGAAATAGACATTGGAGCATTCAACAATATAAAGGCTTGCTTCATGCTTCTTTATTGAAGATTTAATTTCCTCCATCGAGGCAGTTTGCCGGTAGACAATATCTACCAAATGCCATTTCTCACCACACCTGAACGCCTGAACAAGTAAGAAACGCCCGTTCACATTGGGCACAACGTAGACAATCTTATTACTATATTCATATTCAGTGCCAGGATTGTAGTATGAAAATGCACCCTTGTTACCGTAGAGATTTCTCTTTCGCCGGTTGCTGAAAGCTGTGTACTCCTCATGGCATAAGTCAGCCACCACATAACGGAAAGTATCAGAAAGATGCCCGTGTTCTTCGTAAGTCTGCATGGTAATCTTATTCTTGACCTTTGTTTTAAGGATGGCACCGTTAGCGTCTTTCTGCACGCTCATGTAATCTTCAATAGAAACGGTACAGCTCTCATCAATGCCTATCTCGATGCCTGGCACTATTTCATCAAAGATAGCATTGATAAACTCACCAGTCATCGCTACACTGGGATTCTTGTTACCGACCTTATCCTCAATCTCGAAACCTTCTTTCTGCAAAGTGTCTATGAATAAGTCCATCCAGGAACGTTTCTCGTCGTCAATACTATTGGCATATTTCGTCGAAGCATCCCCATGCAGGTAAACCTTATCACAGTAGCCGATATCTTTCAAGTATTTACCAACGAGCTTAGAGGACTTCTTAACTGTGTTATTCGGACTTTCGGCACACGTCTCATGGAACTGCCAAATCTTAATACCGGCAGATAGATCAACCTGCCAGTATGAAACGCTGATGTAAGGAAGTACATTGTTATCTACTGATATATGAATAGGCAGGTCTTGGCGATACAGACGCTCACCTGAATGTTTGCCTCTATTGAACGATCCAAAGAATTCGCTCCCGGTACGAATGACACCCCATTCTCCGAGCGCGTAAATGTTGTAGTAATCCGGATCGTTCAAACGATCTTTCTCAAAATCGGCAATACATTGTTCATCATAATAGCCATAAGTCCCGTCCGGACTGCCAACAACCCAGAAATTATTCAGGTAGGTGGATTGGATAACCACCATGTCCGGAGCATGTTCTTCTATCTGCCTGGTCCTCGGATTCAAAATCGACTTCGTTGAGTTCATCCGGATGGATTTTACTTTTGTCAATTCCTCCGGCAATGCTTTCCCGGCAATTTCCACAGTCATAGGGACATCATGCCACTTTTCTGTGTCAAACAGCTTCTTCTTTATCCAACACGTTTCACTAACAGGGTTGAAAGTGCAGATAATTTGTTGACCGACTTTTCCACGCAGACGCTTACGTATCTGTTTTAAATCCGGCTCATCAAATTCGGACAATTCTTCGAGGTGCACTCGCTTGTAGTTAGATATACCCTTTATCTTCTCCGGATCATCAAGACCGGAGAAATCAATCTTTGCACCATTGTACAAACACTTAATCGTATTTTGCTGGAACCTAAAAAGATGATCTATTCCCAATCCTTTAGCCGCTACCTTATAGTCCTCATATATGGTTTTCTGTATAGAAGCTCCAACCTTACGCATGACCAAAGTATTCTCTCTATCCTGTAAAGTCTGTATGAGTATTGTCTGAGCAACACTATAGGACTTTCCAGACGAAGAACCGCCATATAAGATAATAAACCTGATGAGTATATCTTGTAGATATTTCAGCAGATAAAAGCCGTTAGGATTGAGTTTTTTATAATTTACGATCATTCTATATTGTTCTATAAGTCGGACATCACAGATGAGTAAACACCCGAAATCGCTTATTTTATTGTCCTATACTTCCGATACGCTATCATCATCGAATCCAATGCGGAGCTCACCGGTTTTTCCTCCACTGTTAGTAAGGTCTATCTTAGTAGGCGCGTCCCATCCGTTCCAGGCACCAAGTAACCGGGCCGCCTCAGTCTTACCATTGAACTCATAAGAAACCTTCCCTTTAGAGTTCTGAATCTTTTTTAAAGCATTCCGGAGGCGCTTAGGTAATTGAGAGGGGCTTTTCATCATAACCTTACCTGTCTTCTCATCTACGATGTATAGATCACTGGGATCTGCAATGATAATATCCATGAGCACTTTTTCTACAGCTTCACGCTTCACCTCAGACTCTTTTGCCCTTTTCTCTTTTATCTCCTTTATCCTTAGAGCGACCTTAGGTTCTTTGAGTAACCTGCACGCAGTCACCCAAATACTCTCAGCTTTCATCTTTGCAGCATCATAAGCCATACGATACGCTTCACTTGCATTACCGTCTGTGTCAACGTAATAATGACAGAACTTCTCTTGTTTCAATGTTAATGCTTTCTCTTCACTCATAGCAACACATATTATAAATTCCTACAGAGAGAGAACTAATCAAAGCTACTCAACCTGTAGGAATAATTATGAAAGGCTTTTCATTTACAGAACTTTCTATTTCTCCGCCTCCGCATTTTTTTGAGGATCTTCCTTTCTCCGCCTGGCGAATACCTTTTCTATGCCTCTCTCAACTGGCATATAGGACAAAGGTACTAAATAGATATCCTGATTCACCTGTTGCTCCAAATTGTCAAATTCACGTTTTTCTCCAACAAGCTCTATATCAACGCTTTTGTAGTAGTTTACCAGATTGGCAAAATGCAGTACCGTAACCGGTTCAACATTTGCTATGTTAATCAAAGGCTTATGGCAGCCAACGGCATAGATAAGTCCTTCAATCACATCATCTATGTAAGTAAAGCAACGGATGTTCTGGCCGTAATTGTACAGCTCCACTTTATCCCGATTCAACAGGTACCAGAGAAGAGTTCTATTACGAGGGTTCGGACTATACACATTATGAAGCCGAACACCAGTTGCATTCTTACAGTAGATAGATGCGTATTGCTCATCAAAATGCTTACTTATTCCGTACATCGAAGTGATGTTGCAAAGGTTAGCGGTCGAAGAGCTTGCATATACAAGTTTCACATGATATCGCTCACATTCATCAGCGACTATCATAAAAGTATCAATGTTGTCTTTCCGTATCTGCGCCAAATCATCATTGAATACGCTGGTTTGCGCTGCCAAATGGAAAACACAAGCCACATCTCCATCTTTCAGGTATTCGCCGATGGTGGACGCCTCTTGACCGGTCACACGGTCAATCTCGATTACTTCAACAGCACGTTTTCTTAATTCTTGGCAGAGCGCTTTACCTATAAAGCCTGCACTACCGGTTACAATCATCTTCATAATCAACAAAAAAAATAAAAGAGGATATTCGTAACAAATACCCTCATAGCTAATAATTAGTTATTCAGAAATGGTTTGCTGTTTTTTGAAACAGGAATTCTACCCGCATTTTCAACAAATTCCCGACTTACATCTAGTTGTCAAATACATATATCTTCAATCATCATCGAAACGGTAAACTTTGATTCCTTCCACTTCGAATAAAAAAGTCACCTCATAATAATCAGTAGGTGAAACTACTTTAGGCTCATTACACGAAGCCAGGAATAGTACTAAAAAAAATAATATTTTTTTCATTATTACAAAAAATAAAGGGTGCATCCAAAATGAATACACCCGAATTCAACTATTAAATACATTATAAAAAAATCACAAAGTAGTAGCTTATAAACTGATAAAAAGCTTATTTTAGTTGTAGTACTTGTTTATGATAAAACCTATCTACTATAAAAACATTATCAAATGATGAAGCTACCTGCACTGGTTCTACAGAAAATTTCACAACAAATTCTTTAGGAATATTTATTATTAGCCAGTATTTTTCAATTTCACTATTTCGGGAATCCTTTCTATATTCAACTAAAAGTTTTTCTTTCTTTTCAATTGTAGTCTTTATATTATCGTAATAAACAGCATCAAAATTTCGGTTTCCATATGGAAGAATTATATTCTTTGTCGTATTTCTATTTATCTGCACCATCTGCTTTGGATTACAATCATCTTGAATATATTTTTCATTATCAATTATTACATCATCTAAAAACTCTACATTACCAAAATACTCACTTGGAGTATCCGGATTGATAATCTTAGAAACTAAATTCTTCTGAATTGTTTTTGACTTGCATTTACTATTACATTCGTAAACTCTATCTAGGATTTCAACACGTATAGTCTTACCTTTAACTCCTAACTTTTCCAACTCTTCTTGACTTTTATATATAATTTTATTAATATTGCTTTCTAGTTCTCTTTTATTTTTTCCATTAGAGTCCTCCAATATTAAATCTATTATTTCTACTCCTAATTTATTAGTATTAAATTCAACTATAAAATCAGGGGATTCACTTTTTATGATATTTTCAAGGCTCAACCCTAAATAATTAATTATACATACTAAAGCATCCCTCTCATTCATTATCTTATTAATTCGACTCCTCTTAGAATACAACATTTTAGCTCTTTCTGTAGGATCTGTTACATTTTTGATTGATTCTTCTAGCTCATTCGATAAAGAAGCAATATAATCATCTACTTTTTCTCTTCTTTCTCTATCCATATTCATTCAAATTGATAATATGCAAATATAACATAGAAACACATTAATACATAATAATCGTCTTACATATCAAGTAGAAACTTTGGTTACGATACCTATTTTTTTTGCACATTCCATTCACTTTCCATTATTACATAACCACATTTATTACAGAGATGTATGTAGAAAATAGAACCGTAGTATGATCTTCAACCGCAAACTCGTGAATACCACATTCGGGACATTCAAAGACATTCCTGTTATAGATTCCTATTGAAGGAGTCTTGTATCGTTTATCTATTTCCATAATTCTATTTTTTCAGCTATTCTCTATCTAATCTACCATATTCTACTATCAGTCTATCTCTTTCTTTTTCCAGAATAGTCTGTATTTTCTTAGAGCAATCTTCATTAAAAGTATAAACATCACCATCTCTGTTTGTCACAGAGAACCAACAATTTGCTTGCTTACCTGAAAGCAATAAATCCAAATTTCTAATTTTGTTAGCCAAACCAGTGGCTTGTTCCAAGTTTTCTATTTTCATAATAAGTTCCTTTCTATTTAGTTTTACGTCAATTTTCTTTAGGTTTTACAATTATCTCTAAATTGTTTGCTATCGCATCCTTTAGAACTTCTTTGTACATTCTCCTTACAAAATCGTAATCAACTCGTTTAATTTCATCTTCTACCATACGTCTAATCCAATCTTCTATGTCGTTATCACTTCCATAGGTATTATTCAGGCATCGTTCAACTACTTTCTTAACATAAGGCTTAATTTCTTTAACTATATCCTCTTTAGTAATGTTAAGTTCATTATGAATGAAGTTCTTAATTGCTTTATATTCTTTACTTTTAGTCATTTCTTATTAGTTATTAGTTAAATTTCAAATTCCAACGCTTCCCCTTAAGATTAGGGAAATGCCTCAATATTTCATCTTCAAGCTCTTCCTCTGAAAAGGAAGGAATACGATAGCTATACATTATGTTTCCCATATATTTACCTTCGCTATATACGTGGATAGTTTTCTTTATTTTGTTCAT